TCAATTTTCGTTGATGTCGTGATATTCCTCACAGGCTTGCAAGGTATTTTGTATCAGTGTCGCAACGGTCATCGGCCCAACGCCACCGGGAACCGGTGTAATCCAACCCGCACGTTCAACGGCGACATCAAATTCTACATCACCGACTACTTTACCACTTTCCAGGCGGTTAATGCCCACATCAATCACGATAGCGCCGGGTTTAATCCACTCGCCGGGAATAAAACCGGGTTTTCCTACCGCTACGACCAATAAATCAGCATTTTCGACATGCTGACGCAAATTCTTGGTGAAACGATGGGTTACAGTCGTGGTGCAGCCCGCGAGCAATAGCTCAAGGCTCATCGGACGGCCAACAATATTGGATGCCCCGACCACCACAGCATTCAGACCATAAGTCGGGATTTCATAACGCTCCAGCAGGGTAACAATACCGCGCGGGGTGCAGGGGCGCAGTTTTGGGGCGCGCTGACACAAGCGGCCAACATTATACGGATGGAAACCATCGACATCTTTATCTGGGTGGATGCGCTCTAAGACTTTGACATTATCAATGCCCGCTGGCAGCGGTAATTGCACTAAAATCCCATCAATTTCACTATCGCCATTCAGTGAATCAATTAGAGCCAGCAATTCTGCTTCAGTAGTGGTCATGGGCAGATCATAAGACCGTGAAACAAAACCGACCTCTTCACATGCCTTACGCTTACTGGCGACATAAATTTGTGACGCTGGATTTTCGCCCACCAACACCACGGCAAGACCGGGAGCTCGTTTGCCCGCAGCTAAACGTTTTTGTACCAACACAGCAACTTCTTTTCTTACCTGCTGCGCAATCGTTTTACCATCAATAATTTTTGCTGACATCAGTGGAAGGGTCCATCAATTAAAAAAGCGGGATTCCACCTATTTTGTCAGAAGCGAGGCGTGCTGTCAGGCGTATAATAACGATTAATTAACGATTAAATAGCCAGATGATAAACTGTAAGGCGAAAACCCATTGACTCGAAAGCGGCTGCCCGTATAATCCAACCCGCAACTGACTACCAGCAGTCTTCTATACTGCGGTAAACATCAAATGCGCCCTTAGCTCAGTTGGATAGAGCAACGGCCTTCTAAGCCGTAGGTCACAGGTTCGAGCCCTGTAGGGCGTACCATTAAAATCAATGAGTTACCCTGCATTTCCCCCTTAATTTTCAGCAACGCTTTTTAAAAGTGTCAGATTAGTGACATTAATCCCCATAACCTCATCAATTTTTCGCGCATGCTCAGTTAAGTGGTTTGGTGATAAATGAGCATATCGACGTACCATTTCGATTGATTCCCAACCTCCCATTTCCTGCAAGGCCGATAGTGGGACTCCGGCCTGGACTAACCAGCTTGCCCAGGTGTGTCGTAAATCGTGGAAACGGAAATCAGTAATTCCAGAACGCTTCAATCCGGTTCGCCATGCTGTATTATCATCAACGCGCATTTTCCTCACCTCTGCTGTTTTTGTTCCGTCCGCTCGGTGCCAGGCTGAAGTGTGAACAAAGACAAATCGAGAGTGCCGGCCAATTTGTTCCCGCAATACTTTGCATGACATATCATTCAGAGCGACACCAATTGCCTTTCCCGCTTTGGCGTTCTCTGGATGTATCCATGCAACCTTTCTTTGCATATCGATTTGCGACCATTCCAGATCCAGAATGTTTGACCTCCGAAGCCCGGTAGCCAGTGCAAAAACCACAACAGGCCGGAAATTCTCAGGCATGCAATTGATTAAGGTTACAGCCTCATCTTTTGTAAGCCAGCGTATCCGCTTGCTTTGTGGTTTTCTTGTCTTGATTACTGGCGCTTTAGACAACCACTTCCATTCATCAGCAGCTGCTCGTAACAGGCTGCGGATAAAAGAAAGGTGTTGGCTTCTGGTTGCTGCTGAAACTTGTTTTTCGATATATTCCGGTATTGGTTTTTTCTTCCGTAATGCCGCATCCCTTTTTGATTCCCAAATTTGCCGATGCTTCCTGTTCGGCATCCTGGTTACCGCTTTCATTACTTTATCTTCGGTAATACTGGATATTGGCTTACCAGAAAAATGGCCAAGGAAAAACTCAATCTTGGTTCGGTCATCATCCAGAGATCGCTTATGCTCTTTTTCTGTCAGCCATCTCAAGCATGTTTCATCAAAAGTATGCTCGGCAATGTCACCGAGTTTATCAACTCTCCACGCCTCTGCTTTTAGCTGATCGAAGAGCTCCTGCGCTTGTTTCTTGTCTGCCGTACCAAGGCAACGCCTAATTCTCTCCCCGTTCGGGCGAACGAAATCACAGTACCACTTTCCGTACCTTTGTTTGAGCGCCATACAGATTCCTTCTCTGTTTGGCCGTCTTCTGCATTCACGGCCTGATTGTGTTGGTTACTGTGGATATATTCAAGACATGCTGATTTCAGTATTTCGTAACAGCCGCCGCCATTAGCTCCGCTTTTGCCCGCTTTTAGTCGCTTATTCTTTATTAGTAAGCGTACGGTGCGCGGGGATTTTCGTAGGTAGGCGGCGGCCTGTGACAAGTCAAATAATTCATCATCAAGCCGTATGTCATTCATAACTGACCTCTTATCTCTTTATCAATCTGACGGACGTAATAACTTAGCCAGAGCTTTGCTGGGAAAGTTTTCGGCGGTAGGGCGGTGATTTTTTTTGCGTGACGGTCGAGGATTTCAGTGAAGTGCTTATCGTGCTCAGATATTGGATATTTCTCTTTTACTGCGACTAATTCGATTAGGGCACCCCTGGCTACCGAACGGATAGCATTCTCTATTGTTGTTTCCATTTCTCCACCGCCTCAGCAGCTCCAGCGGGAACTAGCCGGCGCTCTGACACCGTATCTACTCGCTCATCAAAGTCAGAACTGAATGCCGGTAATAGCTGCTCTTTGTCCTGATATTTGTGCATACCATCCCACCAGAGTTTCTGACCTGTGCCGCGCTGAATGCATAGCCGCTTGGCCCAGAGAGGCGCACCAATGAAATCACTGGGCGCACCTGATAACTGTTTCCATTGCATCATCAGTGAGCCCCCTTCATAGCATCACCCACCACATAGACAACAAGGCAGATAAAGAACAGAGTGAGGATTATGCTTATCAATATTTCCGTTGTTTTTGGTTGGCTCATGCTGCTTTACTCCCGCTTAGTATTTCCTGCCCAATCGCCTTTAGGTCATCGCGTTTAACTGTGGTGAACATGCAGCGAGGCTTGATGAATGGCCGCCAGATAAATAACAGTGAGCCTTTGTTGTTTCCATTGATTGGCTTGCCCGTATCAGCGCGCAGAAACGATATACGGCCATCAGTAATGAATCGCACCTCATCAACTGATTGCAGTGCCTGGCTAAACCAACCTACAGATGAGTCAGCCGGCACAAGCATTACTATTGTTTGGAGTTGCTGCTTGCACTGCTCGGCGGCCTTAGCCACCCAAGGTGAAATATCGGAGTAGGGTGGATTGCACCAGATAGCGCTGTAACTTTCCCATGCACTATTAAGTGCATCGCTTTGTTCGGTGAGGTATCTGGCACACAGAGCGCTTTTATGACTGGCGGCCGCATCAAGATAAAATCCAAACTCGATGTCTAGTGCGGTGAATATATCGAGCGGTGTCATCCATAAATCTTTCAGGTTATCCGGTGTGTGGCTGCCGCCAAAGTCACTCATGCTGCCTTCCCCTTGCGTCGCTCATCGATTTCAAAATCATCACGGCACCCAGAATCACAAAACAGGCCGCGAGCAATCGGCTGGCGACATTCTGAGAAGTGGCACAAGCCGGTAAACGTCATCGCTGGCTTGCGATTAGCGATACCGATTTTAATATTGAGTAGTTCAAGTCTTTGGGCCTGGTCTATTTCGTCGCACATTACGCTGCCTCCGCTAAATTATTCGGTTCACGCCAACACTTGATTGAATAGTTACCGTTTGGTTTCTCGGTACATTCAGCGCCAAAAAATGAATTACTTATCGCGCCAGCAGGATTGGGAAACTCACCATTACCGCGGCCTTTAATGAAGTGATTTAATGCGCGTGTGGCAAACTCAACGCAGCCGACATCCGGCACTGTGATAGTTACTCGCATAGACATAGGGATACTCCAGATAGCGAAATCCGTTTCCGTTAATCCTGGGTTATTTACTGCCGATAGACTTCGCTGCAAATAAGCACAGCATCAGGCCGACGCTCATGCATCAGCGTTGATATTTGTTGGCATTCAGATTGGGTAGGGTAGATGTCTTCGGTTACTGGTAAGGCGTTGCAGGTAGAGCATGAGGTGACGAGTAGAACGAAACCTATGAGCATTTAGTCAGCCTCTCTGTTTTTAGTCTCTCCGCATCGAGAGCAGTAAAGGCCGCCATAGGTTTCATCCCGAAATTTATCGATCATGTCACACAATCCACTTTCCGACATTCTGTCCACTTGAAATGCTCCATGCTTGGCTGCTGACTTGACTATGACAGGAATGTATTTATGCCCGAAGATAAATCCAATCACTCCATTACATTGGCCCACTACTCACCCCCTTCAACCGGATAGCCGGCTGCTTTGATTGCCATCGTAGCCGCAGATAATGTTTTCTCCGACCCATAAGCAAGCCCGTAAGCATCCATCCTCTCAAGCCCCAGACGGTCAGTATCTGATTGTGTGTAAGGCTTTGATAACTTAACAGGCACAAGTAGCCGCGCCTCTGCCGCCTCTGCGCGTTGCTTCCATTGGCTATCTTCGGCGCTCAAAGCCGATGTGACAGGGTTAAGGAACGGAATATCTGACGCTGCCATGCGTGCATCAATTGCGGCATCGAAGTGATCTAATCTCAATTCCATTAAATTTTCGGAACTGATAAGGCCGGTTCTAGTCTCTACATCCCAGCTATTACTATCTTCACCCCAGCTATCTTCGTCACGCAAAAATCGATATCTATTGGCGTCGCGGATGACATCTGAATTCACTATCTCTGCCGCTTCCAGCTTGGCTAGCAGTGCGAGAACTACAGATGGATTAGCGGCTGCAATAAATTTGGCGTTATATGAACTTTGCCGATTACTTGATGAATTACAGTCGAAACCTTGCCAGTTGACGATATCCCCGCATCTAGTGTCACCGGGGGTGTGAACTGCAAAAGTTCCTGTTTTAATGTTACTAAAAGCCACCCATCTACCCTGAGTGGCTTTTAGGGCCACTTTTTTCAACTCTTCTATATGCTTATCCATCATGCCTCCTGCTTACGGCGAGAGCCTTTATATTCAGGCTTTGGCTCATGTTGTGGTTTGCAGATTGTGTGCTTTAAAATCTCAAGCCAATTTTTTCGGGAGTTAATCACCCATTTGCCGCCTTCAGTATCGAAAAACTTTTCCTCCACATGCACAGCGAGACGCTCCAGAACTTCGCACGGAACGGCAACAGTGTCGCAACCCGAGTTGTAATATCTGATTTGGGATAAAATTCTGTCCTCTGCATAACGTCCAGCAGACTCTATTTTTCCGCGATATCCAGCGTCATTTTCCGCCCACAAAAGCATGTAGCGGCTATGGCGCATAGTGTGCTTTACGCTGATGACAAAATATTCCTTCGCTCCATCACTCACCTCCCCGCAGACTGGCGGCGAACTGGCGAGCCATTTCTGAAATTTGACTGTGCGATTCATTCCCTTGCCAATTGTCGGCAAACTTATCAACACCCTGAGCCTTAATCTCGTTAATCGCCTGAGTTGTGGCCGGGATATTCAATGCCGATTCAACTGCATCTTGCAACCTGTCCCAGCCAATGCCGTAAATTTCACTTTCACCACCGCTCTTGCGAATATTTTTAAGCATGTCGCGAGACGCCGTTTTCAGGAGTATATTTTCAGCAGCCACAGCGCCATACTTCTTATCAAGTTCGATGTATTCAGCTTTTAACGTTTCATAATCAGTATTTTCAGACATAGAAAGTCCTCAGCAGACTAGCTGCCGGTTAAGTGGGGTGGGGGATTAGGCTGCCGAAAGCAGTCGTAGGCATTCTTTGCGCCGGGCCACTAACTCTTCCTGAGTTGAGCAGTACGGCGTTGGGTTAGCTGGCATAAACTCTGGTTTTAGCCGGTATATAATCCCTTTAGCTGAGAACTCTTTAGCCTCCCAGTGCTCTTCCGTGAGCAGGTGGCGCATGTTAATCACCGAAGTCAGTCCAATATGTATTGATACCGTTTCGAATCCCTCACCCAACCCTTTGTAGAATGAGTCCTTGTAATTCAACGTACACCCGCCAGTAGCGCCGCCAGACAAATAACGCCCACCACCCACGCTACCAATTGACCGGTGGAATGAGGTTATATAAGCATCTGGATACGCGCGGAGGCAGGCCAGTATTTGTTCTGGCTGCATAGTGGTTACCTGCTAATATGGCGGTTCTTCGTTGAACATAGGCGGTTCACTTTGTCCGGTAGATTGACCACTGGATTGCTGCTTCTGATTTTTCCGTCCCTGGATCTGTGCTCCCTGTGAATCACCTTGCTTGCCACCGAGCATCTGCATTGTTCCACCGACGTTAACCACCACTTCCGTTGTGTAGCGATCCTGTCCTGATTGGTCTTGCCACTTCCGTGTTTGCAACGCTCCCTCGATGTAGACTTGAGAACCTTTCCGCAGGTGCTCGCCAGCAACTTCAGCCAACTTCCCGAACAGCACAACCTTGTGCCACTCAGTTTTTTCTTTTTGCTCACCTGTAGCTTTATCCCGCCAACTTTCCGATGTTGCGAGGGTGATACTGGCTGCCGCGCCGCCGTTCGGCATATATCTAACCTCAGGGTCCTTACCGAGGTTGCCAACCAGAATTACTTTATTGATGCCCTTACTCATGCCGCTTGCTCCAGTTCAGATTTTCGAATGTCATATACATCTTTCGCTATAGCTTGCTGTTCAGTACCACGTAATGTGCGCCACGCCTCTTCAAATGCTGGCTTAAGCTCTTCAACAGAATTTGCAGACGTTGCTAGGGCGGTGAAGTGTTTTAATGCTTCATCATGTGGGTTTATGCCAGACTCAAGCCATTCAATTAGTCTTTTGCCTGTTTCTTCAGAGATAATCACTGGATCGGAATTTGAGAAGAGCTTTGTACGGTCTTTGGTAGCATTGGCGTGATGTGATTCATGAACCAAATCCAGAACGGTGGTGAACTCGTATTCGACACCATCGCGCTGCTCTGATTTCATCCCTAACTTAGCGACTTTCTTACGTCCATTTTCTTCAATCTGAGCAGTTTCTGTTTTGCTTCGCATGGTGGCAATTACATGCATACTAGCGCTAAGGATCGCATCTAAAAACAGGCGATGGCGCGGATTGATTTCACTCCAAGCTGACCATGAATTTCCACGGAATTTAGCTTTTGCTATCGTATCTACAAGCTCAAGACAGCCACCTACACCACCCCATTCGTGTGTGATGCTATCGATAATAAGATTGTCATAACCGGCCTGCTCAGCGGCGTGGATAGCTTCTATAAATCGCTCAGGCGAGAATGGTGCATCCAATTCCAAAACGTCGAAGTCTGAAACATCTGAATAAAGCGAAGCGCTACCTTTCTCTGTATCAATTACAGCCGTCTTGCCGCCAATCCCTTTAGCTATCAGCAAAGCGCTATATGTTTTCCCTGAACCGCTCGGGCCTGTAAGTGCCAGCCGTAGCTTGGCTTTCTTTCTCATAGCCTTTTCAAATTTCATGATTTATCTCTCAGTTAAAGTTACCCGCAAACTCACTTAGCGTTACCAGCGGAGATGACTTATTTGTTCCCTGGCTTCTTGATTCGGTTTCCATCCATGATTCACCGAGCTCACTTTCAAGTTCTGAGTGCATTAACTCCAGCCATTCAGCATCCGTTACTGGTAGCTTTCCGATAGATACCGTCATGCCGCCTCCTTAAGTTCAACTGATAGCGATGCATCCCATTGGTAAATACGACGCTTAGCAGAGGCACAAGTTAGCTCTCTAGCTGCCGCGCTATAACTTCCCGCTTTACGGCATGACTTGGCACTTTCCAGCAAATGGTTGTGCCACCACTTGAGCTCTTTTTTGCTCATAGCGGATTACCTCTTGAGCGTAGAAACTCAACTATCTTGTCCAGCAAACTCTTGTGTGGTGGGGGAGTGAAGCTTGCTGATGTGAGGCGGTAGGCCGGTGAATGCTGAATTTTTGTCAAATAGTTAGTAGAGCATCCCGATGCGGGATACCCTGCAATGGCGTATTGCATAGGGATACCTTTTGATTAGTAGTGAATATTGAAGTGGTGTTGTTAGTTTGATGTCTGAGTGCTGACGGCGACTAAATCAGAGAATGTGCTGCGCCAAATGTGCCCACCCTGAATACCAAGGGTTTTCGCTAAATCAGCCATAGCTTCTAATTTGTTATCACCGAATCCAGCAGGTGATTCTTGTAAATCCACAAAGTCCTTTTTATGGGCGCACCATGAGTTGCCGTCTTTTACAATTTCCACGCCAACAACTTCGGCAAACTTATCTGCATCCGTATCGTTACAATTCCATTTGCTAGCCAATTCATTGATGCGGGATGCGTTGGCGCCCAAAGCCATTGATTCAACCAGAAGCTCCCACGCGCCTTTTCTGTCAGATGGGTCGATGGGCCATGCGCAACGTGCAAGGTCTGAATCTCTAATGTCTGCGATAGCATCAGGGCTTGGCTTGTAAATAAGTTCGCCATTTACGTGCAAGTAATACCAACCGGATATACTCATATTTATTTCCTTTTTGTTGATTTACGCCCACAGCAAAACACCGACAGTTGTCAGTTATTTACTCTGGGGATTGGTGGGGGTGGGAGGGTTAAGCTGCTTCTACTTCTTCATCTGGCTCGTTAAGCCACTCAGGGCGCTCACCCTTGCCGAGATAGAAGTCGATGATATCTAACAGGCGAGGGTAGAACTTAAGTGCCGTCTTGCCGTCCATGTTCGCAATATCGCGCTTACTGAATTTGCGCCATTCTTCTGCTGTGTGGTTTTGGCAACCGGCCCGAACACTCTCGCCATTACTAATTTGCAGGTAATATTTTTCACCCATAATCACGTAAGTGCGATCAGGCAGGTTGGCATAGCTCAGATTGGCATCGCTCAGGTTGGCATCGCGCAGGTTGGCACCGCCCAGGTTGGCATCGCACAGGTTGGCATCGCGCAGGTCGGCATCGCGCAGGTCGGCATCGCGCAGGTCGGCACCGCGCAGGTCGGCACCGCACAGGTAGGCACCGCACAGGTAGGCTCTAGATCCGTTTTGTCTATATGACTCAACCCAGATTTTATGCTCGACGAGAATTTTGTTTAAATCGGTAAGGTTCATTGTCACCTCGATTTTCAGGCATGAAAAAAGCCGCCTAGGCAGCTTGTGTTTGTAGTGAAATTACCGAAGCCCTCACGTATAAGGGCAGCGGTAAAATCACTGGGTTAATCGTCGAGCCATTCAACACAACCAAGTAGCCGAATAGCCTCTTCATCCGTCGGTTCTCGCTTATCAGCATTGCATTCAGTGCAGAACTTCGCCGCTACTGGCTGTGCCATGCAGCCACATTGATAGCCAGAGCAACAGGTGAGGAACTCTATTCCATCAATGCAACTCCTGTTCTTGCACTTGCTCATATCTACCTCTCTGTTTAAATAAGTTGAATGCTGCTACTTAACAATGTGAACAGCTTCTTTACTGTTGGTGCGGTACCCAGCGCTAAATATCGCTACCTGAGCCAGACAAATATTGTCAGCGCTTGGTTGCTCTTTGCTGCGTGCTGGAACGCTAATACAAGCCTTGGTTACTCGGCTTGCCGATTGGCTGGCTAACACTTGATTAGCCTCTCTCTGTGCTGCTCTGCGAGCTTTACGGCGATTCCGTGAATTATCGGAAGCTGCATAGGTGTATACGACTGTCATTATTACCTCCGGTGGTTTTATGCCTGCCGACTCGCAAATCGACAGGGTAAATCCACTCGTCATTTTTAGGCTGCTTATGCGTTAAATCGGACGCCACCCGTAACTCAGTGATGCTTTCGCCGCCTTTCCCTCACTACGTCGCCATGGGAACCCGACCTGTAACACCGTCGTCGCGTATCCTGAACTCAATCAGGAAATTAAGTGCGGTCTAACCGCGCTAGTGCACCATTTCGGCACCTCCTTATTGGTTTGAATTTTTCTCCCGCATCTCGGCGGGAACAAACCCCATCAATGTTAAATAAGCAGCCTGTCTTCCTGACTGGCGCGGCGAGTAGTTCCTTCTGCCGCATCGATGTTTCGTTTCGATGGAAAGAGAATACAAGAAACCTTGTATGTCTGTAAACAAGATATATTGTTTATTTTCTTTGGATTACAATATTTCTTTGATTTTTAACGTGATTTATTTTAAAAATAATTCAGGCGTGACCATTCGCACCAGCTAACAGGCGTGAAAAGTGTGAAGTGAGTTGTGTTTAATGCGGGTAGGGTGGTGAGATTGCCAGATTACAGGCACAAAAAACCCGGCAGCGGGGCCGGGTTAGGGTGATTAATTATGCTGCTAACCTATGGATCCATGATTCTTTCTTGGAGAAAGGAAGTACATGGCTTGTTTCATTGAACAAAAGGCTTAGTTGGTGCATTTGTTCGCCGATTGAATCACTATCAACAACGACATACCTATTGTTAAAATCATCGCCAGAATTTTTCAAGTCGATTAATTTACCAAGTAAAGAGTAGGCGCTATTCCAGCTACCTCCACTTTTTACACTGGATGTAAATATCAGTTTTGGAGAAGGTGTTTTCACGGTGATCGGCACTGTAATGTGATGTCCGCTCATTCCTAAAACAGAATCTCTCAAAGAGATAATGTTTTTAATTTCTGAGTGATACATGAAATCAATCACCTGACTTTCAAATTTCTCAACATGAACAGGCTGATACCAATCCGTAGATAAACTTGAAGCAAGTATCCCAGCTCTTATTACACCTGAAGTTACAGAACCAATGTTATTTTCAGTCGCCCACCCAATGATTTCACCGCGATCATTGAGATCAGCGCCCTCACGAAGTAATAGCGATCGGATATCTTCAATTCTCTTCTTGGTTAAAGATATCCCTCTTGACTCCATATTCATAAGAGCGTCACAACGGTCGCTGACAAGATACTTACCATTGATCTCTTTGACAAAGGCACCAACATGCTCCCCATCATCACAATAAGTGAATGGGCTAATAATTCGTAAGGTTCCGCTACCTATTGGGTGGCATTCGAAACCTAAGTTAGAGATAACGGTTGAGCACATCATAAATTAAATCCCATCTGTCCGGATTCATCTTCAAGTGGAAGTTGTATTTTGCCTTTGCAGGTTACATTAAGCTTTGTACAAAAATAATTCCAATAACCAATAAAGTCATCTGGTTTAATGTTTTCAGTTATTGGAAAACCTATCTTTTCACTATAGTGCCCAGCCATCTCATAGTACAGATGGTAATGGGGGCCATTGATGCTATCCTGAAAGTCAGGATGGTCAATTTTAAAGCTATTCTTGTGTTTATCAAAAGGATAGGTGTCTACTGCAAAAATTCTTTTTTGATGGTATAGGGCTACCAAATTCATTTTTGGGTATGACTCATCGGGGTTTTCGAATGAGTCATGGTCTGGCTTCCAGAGCAAAATAAAACTAAGTCCATATATGGGGATCCCATCTTCATCCATAGGAACTAATTGCATTTTAAGTCTGTTGGGAGGTGGCTTTGCCTGCCACTTCAGTGGTGAAAAGTCGACAAATTTTTTGCAAAAAAGAACTTTGTCAACTTCGACCTGCGTTGGCAGGTAGTCATCTATTTTTGCCACTGTTTAAATTTCCATTTATCCCATAACATCAAAATGATCACCCGTTCACCAGAACGTCTCTTTGGATTATCAATCAACCCACCCCTCTATGGGCTAGCCGTGGGTTAGGGTGTTAGACCAACCGCAACTTTGTTTCGACAGCTACGCCGATAATTTTGCAATTACCATTGATTGGCACCAGAGGCCATGCCGGGTTCAATCCTTTCAGGTAGCGCAACCCACCATCGATAACTAATTTCTTAAAAGTAACCTCGTTGGATTCGGTTAACTTCGCAATAACAAGATTTCCGTTAACCGGATCTCGGCCAGTATCAAACAAAACAAACGTGCCTTCTGGCACACTAAGCCCAACTGGAGCCGTCATTGAATCCCCGTCGACCTCGAGCCAGAAAGCCTCGCCTTGAACATGTGCATCAGATTCCAGCCACAATTCAATATCTCTGAGAGTGTAAACCTCAACCGCCTCAGCCCAAGCGCCAGCTTGAACCTTACTTATCACGGGATACCGCACTCCGGGTGTGTGAACGCCAGCAAATGAGACATTACCGACACCCTTGCCAAACATTAAGTAGTCAGGATCAGTATTTAAGGCCTTAGATATTTCAAGAAGGTTTCTGGGACGCTTTGTTGTGCCATTTTCTAAATTAACAATGGACTGTTGGGTAGTCCCTGCCTTAAGCGCCAACTCACTTTGTGTCATACCTAATTCATCGCGCCTAGCCTTAACTCTTTCTGCAATACCCATAAATCACCTCATAAATTTCCTCCCAATAGTCACAAGAAAAGCTGTAATTGACAAACAAGGTTTCTTGTCTGTAAAATACAAGAAACTTTGTCAAGGAGGCAATATGGAAACTATATCGGAACGCCTCAAGCAAAAGCGCTCAGAGCTGAATCTTACGCAGGCTGAACTGGCGGAAAAGGCCGGAATCAAGCAGCAATCAATTCAGCAAATTGAGTCGGGTGCAACCAAACGACCTCGCTTCTTGTTTGAAATCGCAAGCGCACTTCAATGTGAACCATCTTGGTTGTTGTACGGAAACCCAACAACTAAAGCAGCTTAAGCACTACCGCTCTTTAACACTACTGACCTCACCCCACCGCAATGTGGGTGAACACCAAAGTGACAAGCTCACAGCATTGTCACGCACTTAAACAACATGGAAATCATACGAAATGGATAGCGCAAGTAACAGCAAGAGAATTATGGAAGTTGAATCTGAGCTACGTAGCCGAATGGCTATCAAGGGGCAGAGCAACTTTGCGCGGGAAGCTGGCTGGGCTGAATCAAAGGTCAGTCGGTTAAACGTAAGAGATATGGCTGTGACGTTTGTTCTTCTGGAAAAGATATGGGAGACGAGCGTGATAAGGGAAATCGCAAGGCAGGCTGTGATTGCGGTGACCGGAAAGCAAAAAGCCCCTGCGCGAACAGAGGCTTCAGAACAATTCACTATGAACTTTTAACTGGATCAATTCACAGGGGTAATTATATGCGAAAGCGCAGAATTATCAAGCAAGAAGAGGAACGGCGTCACCCTGACTCACCTGATGGACTGGTAATGGTAGCAGCCGTTAACAAGTCATTTGCTGAAAGGCTGATTGGAGTATTTAGGTTAGCTAAAGCAGGGGTGAAAGATGAACGTCGTTAGGCATATATCTGACTACCAAAAACCTCACTTGGAGGTCGTGGAGCGTCGCGTGGCTGATACCGATGATGGGTATACCCGGATCGCGAACGAGTTACTAGAGGCCGTTATGTGTGCTGATTTGACTGCGAGACAGTTAAAAGTCGCTCTCGCTGTTATCCGCAAAACTTACGGTTTCGGTAAAAAGACCGACCGGATAACTAACACACAGATAGCGGGAATGACAGGCATACACCACACGCATGTTTGCACTGCTAAAAACGAAATGATAGCCATGAAAATCATTATCACTTCAGGCAATCACATAGGGATCAACAAGGTTGTTTCTGACTGGAATTTCAACATTAGCCAAGTTAGCGAAACATTAGCCAAGTCAGCTAATAATACTTTAGCCAAAGTAGCTAATGACCATTCGCCAACTCAGCTAAACACAAAAGAAACTCTTCAAAAGAAAAAAGAAACTACCCCTAAATCCCCAGAGGGGACTTTGGTCGAGAAGGATAAACCAAAAGCCAAACAGCCAGCATCATCAAAGTTCACATTCGACCGTGAGCGCTTCAAAGAAACATGGAACCAAAAAGCAAATAAGCACGGCTTGCCCCGCATAGTAAGCATCAGCACCACTACCGAGAAAGGGCTTAAGCGCCTGTATGAATCCCATCTTAAGCATTGCAAAGAAACAAAGCGCATCCCTCGAGACATGGACACATTCATCAATGGCTACATAGAGTTTGGTTACACACCAAGCTCGTTTGCTATGGGAGAAAATCCGGCTGGTAAGAAATACGGGATAGATACTGCGCTAACCCAAAGGATCATCGACCAAGTTATTAGTCAGGAGGCTTAACATGGAAAGCTACGATTTTGAAGAGCAGTTGATTGGCTCGATGATTATCAAGGGTGATCACATCGATTGCCATGAAATCACCGGTAAGCTTCCTGCTGACGCCTTTGAGAACTTCCACCTACGCAACATGTATTCAGTGATATCCGCGCTGCTTAGTAAGTGCGAACCCATAGACCCGTTTACCATTCAAGAGGCGGTTCCTGTGGGCACTAAAGATATGGTGTTGACCGTCTCATCCCGATGCAAATCATCGGCAAACATCAAAGCGTGGGCGAAGAAAGTCCGCCAGTGCTGGATGCTGCGAAAAGGTGAGGCTGAATTTATGCGTGCGGCGGGAATATTACGAGGGGCGGGCACTCACAACATCAACGAGTGCATAGCAGAAGTATCAGGAATCGTATCTCGTTTGCAGTTTGAGACGAACGACAAGGTGCCGCGCCGGGTTGGCGACATGCTGGACGACTACATGCAGGTGCTGGAAAAGCGGATGCATGGCGCTGAGTCTGGATTGTATCTGAAAACCGGTATCGAACCGATGGACGACGAATACGGCGGATTTGACCGAACTGACCTGATTATCATCGCCGGGCGTCCGGGCATGGGTAAGACTGAATTGGCAATCAATATCGCTAACTCAATCGGCCGGCAGAAAGGTAAGGGCCTATTGGTTTCAATGGAAATGTCAGAAATGCAGGTTGTTGAGCGTCACGTTGCTGACCGGGCTGGTTTGTCTGTCGGCGTATTGCGTAACCCAATAAACATGATCCAAGAGCAATACACCCGATTGACGGGGGCAACCGGCACGTTGATGGACGAAAACAACTACGTTATCGATGGAGCATTCACCGTCGATGAAGCTATCGCCCATGCCGAGCGGATGAACATGGATAGTAACCTAAGCTTTCTGGCCATCGACTATCTTGGACTGATAAACAAACCCAAAGCAGAGCGTAACGATATAGCCATTGGCGAGATCACCCGCAAACTCAAACAGTTCTGTCTCCGAAACAAAGTTCCCGTAATTCTCCTATCACAGCTTAATCGCGGCGTTGAAACCAGAGTTGATAAGCGGCCCACACTGGCTGACCTGAAAGACTCAGGATCAATTGAGCAAGATGCTGACGTGATTATATTCCCGTATCGCGACGAGGTTTATCACGAAAACAGCAGTATGCGCGGCATTGCTGAAATCATAGTTGGCAAGTACCGGTCAGGTCAGCCAAAAACGTTTTACATGGGTTGGAAAAACGGTCACTTCACTAACATCGATCAGGAAGATGCAGCGAGACAATTTGCTGCTAACGAAAATGAACCTAAACAGGCTGCCAACTGGCGCTAATTCGAGGAAATCATGATGGACACAACAACATCGAGAGCTGAGTTTGAGAAGTGGGCTTCACAAAAGTTTGGACTGCCACTCAAGTTTATTGTGGGCCAGCGGTTTAGCTCAGGTTACGGATATTATACCGGGTACCTTAATATCGCTTATCAAGATTGGAAAGAAATTAGAGGCAGCATTGTAGTGGAAATCCCTTACGCATCATCAGCACTTGATTTCATGCAAGACGTTCCAGTAGTCGAGGTGAGTAAGCTTGCGTCGATACTCCGCTCTGCTGGATTAACTGTTAAGGGGGAGTGAGATGGATATTGAAAATTTCGCCGTATTGGTGAGGCACGAAGGCGCAACCAAGCAGATTGTAATGACCGCAGAGGAACAAAGGCTATTTAGCCGCATAGTTCTTGGAACGCTGGCTGACACGCATGGAAAAGTTGCGGCAGTGACGATAGAAAGCATTGAACTACCCGCAAACAAAAAAGCCTTCCCAAGCACGGAGCCTAAGCCATGAGTGATTTAGACAATTTCACAGTAGAACGACTGGAAGATTTTATCCTTCAGCCCTTAGAAAACGGATTAACTCGCGGCGAACAGATGTCCCTCGCCCGAATAGCACTATCAGCGAAGCAGGCCGAGCCGGTAGATGAATTAGCTTATGACGCCGGGCGTGAGATTATGAAAATAATCAACGAAACACATATCGGTGGACAGAGTCAATTACAGGCAAAAATTCAGTGTCGAATTGAGGAATTGTTATCTGTCACCCCTCCCGCTAACTCTCTGGTAGTGCCAGAAGGGTGGATTAAGTGCAGCGATCGGATGCCGGAGAGTAGTACAGACGTGTCTCTATTTCATCCAGAAATAGGCGTGTTTAATGGTTACTGCTGGCGTGGGTTATTTAGAGACAAAAAGCCGGAGTTCTTCTCTAACAGTGGCGAGCATGAAGACGGACTAAAGCCAGGCGTAACTCACGGGATGCCACTACCAGCCGCACCGGAGAAGCCGCTATGACCGATGAAATATCAACTTGCCTGAATACTGTGCTGGCCTTGATAGGTTATTTCTACATCATTTCAAAATCAGTCCGATGGGCTGGCATTAATATCTGGAAACAATGGGATAAGCGAAAGAAAGAAGATCGAAAGCAGAAGGCCATTAACGAACTATACGACGCCTTCAATCTGAGTGAGTTAACTGATGGAGACACGATGAAAGTAGTAACCAAAAATGGCTTAACCATCATGATGTTTCGGAAGTGACTATGGATAAACCAATAACCCTATCTAAACGTCAATACCGCCAACTCTGCGACGCCTACGCCAACACAGTAAACATGATGCCTCAACTTCTGATGATTACACCCCTTCAGGATGACAGGTCATCAGATGCTTTGTATGCGCTACAAACGGCATTGCAGGTTGTTCAGCAGCAACTCAAATCAGCGTTAAAATTGAGGTGAACTATGCAAATAGATATGGTCAAGAATGCCGGTGGCGTTTTTGTTCCGGCCTTCGATCACGACTTACCCAGGTTAACCAAGTTCAAAAACGGTGAGATGTACACCGCCGACATTAAGCTAACTCGCAACCCCGCATTTCATCGAAAAATGTTCGCCTTCTTCAACTTCTGTTTCGCTCACTGGGCTACTGATAAAACGCCAATGACAAACGCAGACGAAGCCACTCAATTTGACCGATTCAGAAAGGACTTAACCATTCTGGCGGGATTCCATGAGCAAACGGTAAGGCTAAACGGTGACATCAGGACGGAGGCAAAGAGTTTAGCTTACGGGAACATGGAGCCTGACGAGTTCGAACGCTGCTACAACGCAATGATTAACGCCGCAATAAAACACCTGTTTGGTCGCACGACTAACCAGAACGTTATCAACCAGCTACACAGCTACTTCTGAGGTGGCAGCATGATTACTCTGATATTAGTCGCGTCTTATTTTTGGATGGCTGGCGTTGTATCTGAATGGGCTCATGACATTAACGGCAGTAAAGAAACTGTCATGGGGTATGCAAAAGCTCTTGGCACTGGCATCACGTGGCCTTACTGGATACTGCCGATATGGTGGAAGGCTTGGCGCACATGATGGATGCAATAGCTGTTTATAGCATCATGGGGATTTACCTAATGGGTTATTTCTCCTGCGCGCTGGATAAAGAAGAAAAAATAAGTTCAGCATGGGCGGTGCCAGCGGCAATCCTGTGGCCCATTTTAGTTATAGGGGTGTCTATCTTCAATTTATGGAAATGGTGGCACAGATGGCGCAACGTAGCCCAACCCAGATAGCCATAGACAACCTGATATTCCGCAAGACCTCTCGAACCAAGCCTAAACCCCCAATCCCCGCCAGCCAGATACCGACATATGACCACATATGCGTATTGCTGCGCGCCAAATATGACCGAGTAAGGAGAACGCGATGAGTGACTATTCAGCAATGAGTGATTACGAAATCAGTTGTGAAGTTGCTAGGGCTATTAGCTTTGCTGATTATCTTCTAGCTAGAAATGAGCAAAAAAACTACTGCAACTCATGGGCTGATACAGGGCCGATTATTTTTAGAGAAAGAATAACTTTGACGCCAAAAGTGATGGGGTATGAGTGGGATGCTATTTCATCAGTAATTCTAAATGACGATATTGAGCATCTGCACACTGATCCTAACCCTCTCCGCGCCGCCATGATTGTATTCCTGATGATGAAGGCGAAGGGTGATGCCTGAGCTCCCCCAATCAATCTGCATCTTCTGTTTCCTAATGCTTAACAAGGGTGAAACCTACGCTCATCAGAAATGCATTGATAAAGCAGAGAAGGAGGCCGCCGATGACAACCGGCAAGCCAAAGAATAAACCGGTAAAGCTGAAGAAGTGCAAAGTCTGCCCCACCAAGTTCGCCCCGTTCTCCTCCACTCAAAAAGCCTGCTCAGTTCCCTGCGCTCGAATCATTGCCAAGCAAGATGCTGACAAAAAGCAACAGGCGATAGACCGCAAGGCATGGCAAAAGCGAAAGGAGAGCTTAAAGACGGCATCCGATTGGAATAAAGAGGCGCAGGTAGCAGTCAATAGATACGTGTTCTGGCGAGACTATAGCAAGCCCTGTATCGCATGCGGAAACGCATTAAATTACGGAGTAAGGGGTGGGGCTGTTGATGCCAGTCATTACCGGTCAAGAGGAACAGCATCACATCTTCGATTCAATGTTTTTAATATTCACGCTGGTTGCGTTCGTTGCAATCGAGAAATGTCCGGCAACCTCATTCCATTCAGACGAAATCTCATTATCAAGATAGGCATCGACCGAGTTGACCGCCTTGAGACAGATAACAACCCAAGAAAATTCGACATCCCATACCTGCAACGAGTGAAGGCGATATTCACCCGCCGGGCGAAGCATTACGAAAAACTACGCAAGAGATACCTGGAGGCCGCATAAATGTTTACTGATATCAATTCAGCGATAGATGAAGCCAGATTCATGAAGGCGACTACGGGCCATTGCCACGCAGTCATTCAGCGCTCAGGAGGGATAATGCTAGTCATAAAATCATGGCGGCGGGGAACACAGACACTCTACACAACGAAGCATGACGGGCATGGCATGGTTAGCACTGACGAGCAGAGGGCAGCATGAGACTGGAATCAATAACGAAACACTTCTTCGCTAAATCAACAATGATTAGTGACTCTCCACGGGCAACGGCTTCTGATTCACTTACTGGCACCGACATCATGGCAGCTTTAGGGTTGGCAGACCTTAAAAGCGGCTTCGGGCTGGAATTGTTCTTGGCAAAGCAGGGGATCAGTAATCCGCATTACGCCGTGGAAAGTCTCACTCAATATGCGCTGAAAGAATCCGTTAAGTACAAAGCAATCTCAAAGCTCGATGAGGATATTAAACAAAGCGTCGTGCAAACACTCGCAAGATATGCGTTTGCTGATTATGCGCGTAGTGCGGCCAGCGTTCGCGAATGTGAATGCTGTAAGGGGGAGGGATTCACTGATGCTGAGGTGTTCACTACTAAAACGTCAATGCATTTTGTGGCCAAAGACATCATGCGAAAATCAATAGAATGGGGGGCTAAGGGTGTAATTCCTTCTGAGTATGAAGCTCATCGTGAGTTGCGTGAAAAGGTTAGGTTGCTATGTAAGCCGTGCAACGGGAAAGGCGTCGTTTCCAACTCATGCCGGTGCAACGGGAAAGGCACCGTAGTAGACAAAGATAAATCAGAGCAGCAGGGCATACCGGTTTATAAAACCTGCGGGAAATGCTCAGGTCGTGGATATTCTCGCCTTAAGTTTTCTGACGTATACGAGGCCATTAGAGAACACCTTCCTGAACTTGCATCCAGCACATGCTACGAGAGCTTTAAACCCTTCTATGAGCTACTAGTGACGAAATGTTTAATGGAAGAAGGTGAGGCTGATTCGATGCTTGCAAAAGTAACTCGATAAAGCACGATAGAAGCGCAATTGCCACGGATGGCGACATTATAAAAACAAAGTCTTGCATTGTCCGGAAAAATGGACTAGATTCATCTCTAACGGTGGTAATTGCATCCGTTGAAGTGGTAAAGAAGAATTCGAGGCTCAGTTAACCACTGGGCCTTTTTGCTTTTCTGCATTCGCATGAGAACTGGGTTGGTTAATTCAACCGTTGTGAAACAGTGCTCAGTCGAATGTGGAATTCTGAAAAGTTACAGGACGAAACGTGCGAGGCTAATACCCTCAGTTCCACATACCAACTTTTAAGGCTGCCAATTTGGCGGCCTTTTTGCATTTAGCTCCCGTCAAAACAGTCAATCACTGAAAACACCCTCACATCTCGGAATGACTACGGCGGGAGCTAATTCCCTAAATAACAGCAAATTTACGCCCAGGCCAACTGGCAGGGGGAGACTATGAAGATGAAGGATTATTCTAGCTCTATCGCCCTGTGGTTTGGTGGGCTAACAACAACCATTGGCGCGCTATCACTTAATGACTGAGCAATGATTGCCGGCATCATCTGCACCTTTGGCACTTTTGGGGTGAACTGGCACTACAAGCGTAAAGAGTTCCAATTACGGGAGAAGGCCAATGTCTCCAGCTCTTCGTAATAAGATAATCGGTGTATCGGGCGGTGGGCAATGGCCTCAATCAAAACCAAGCTAAGCGCAGCAGTCCTCGGTCTGGTTATAGCTGGCGCTCCGGCATCGGTCATTTTCAGTCAATTTCTTGATGAGAAAGAAGGTAACCGGCTAATTGCTTACCCTGACGGTAAAGGGATTTGGACTATTTGCCGTGGCGCAACTCAAGTTGATGGTAAGCCAGTAGTGAAAGGTATGAAGCTAACAGCGGAAAAGTGCGCTGCGGTGAATAAGTTGGAAGCTGACAAGGCGATAAGCTGGGTAAAGAAAAATGTTCGGGTACCACTGACTGAACCACAGATTGCCGGTATCGCTTCGTTTTGCCCCTATAACATTGGCCCGAGCAAATGCTTTACCTCAACTTTCTATAAAAAACTCAACGCCGGTGACCGTAAAGGCGCATGTGCTGAAATTAAGCGCTGGGTTCATGACGGTGGCAAAGATTGCAATATCCGCGCAAATAATTGTTACGGGCAGATAGAGCGCCGCGCACAGGAAAGCGAGCTGACTTGTTGGGGGCTGAATGAATAAGTTAACCGCCGCTCTCATTGCCGTCCTGATAGCCATCTTCACTGGATTAGCCTGGCTGGCCTTTCACTACCACGGTCAATCGGTAGAGAAGGATAAAACCATCACCACGGTAACCGGTGAGAGGGATGTAGCCCAATTCACACTGGGAAACTACACAACGTCAGTTCGTATATTCAACGATATCGCCAAGGCCAACGAGCATGAAAAAAACCGCATTAGCAATAATGGTGAGGTACGAGCTGCGGCGATTAAAAAAGACATTGCGGGGGATGAGTGTGCTATTCGGCTTGTTCCTGCTGCCACTGCTGACCTCCTGCGCAAACACGCAAATCAAATACGTTCAAGTGCCACCGGTACCGATACCAGCAAGCTTACTTTCTGACTGCATGCCGCCAGAGATACCCGAGGTGTTAACTTGGGGTAACAGCCTATTGCTGAATGACACGCTACTGACGGTGATAGAGCAGTGCAACGCAGACAAGGCGAGCATTAGGATAATTGAAGAAAAGCGGGGACAGCAGCCCCGCTGAATTAATCACCCAACTTTGCGGTAAGGGTAGCCAGCTTTTTTGATGTTCACATCAAAATACTGCCCCTTAGACGGTGCGTTCATTAATGACGTGTGAATGGAGGCAGGGACTCTCGAATATTGATAGATACCACCTCCTAGAAAAGCAATTTCCAAAGTGGAACTTGCACTATCGTAACCAACTGAATGAAGGTTTGAAGATGAAACAGGTTGACGAATCAATTGATAAATCTCCTTTAAGTGGCAAAAGCGCCAAAGAGATAATTGAACACTTCAAGAGCTATAACTTTGTCGATGATCATGGTCACCGATTGGATATGTGCTTGGACTTCACAGATTTGGTTGAAATGGCGGCTAACGTCAGCGAATAGAATTGTTTAGCCCCGCTGGAGGTTGATCATTATCTTGCTGACGGGTAAGCCGTAAGCGGTCAAGCAACGTAGAGATACATAGCGAAGACTGCGAACCAGAAAATGAAGCTCGACTTAGGTCGGGCTTTTTTTATGCAGTAAATCCATACGCCATGCCCGGCGTAAATCAAAGCATAGAGTCTTACAGAAACAAGCCTTGGAGAAACGCTGGTTTAGGCCGGTAACCGTCTCTATGCGCTGGCGTTTCTGGGCAACAAGGCTCGTTTCTATAAGGTAACTACCGATATGACTTATCCAACCGTCGTAGTAAATGGGGTATCCGTCCGCGTTGATGAATATGGCCGATATAACTTAAATGATCTACATGCTGCCGCTGTAGCAAATGGAGATGCAACGGAATCACAGCGTCCAGGGGTATTTCTCAAGAGTAAACAGGTGACGCGATTTGTTCAGACATTAAGCGATGCAACAAAAAGTGCATCGGTCAAAGTTATAAAGGGCGGGCTGAAACAAGGCACGTGGGCACTTGAGTTAGTAGTGATTCGATATGCTGCGTGGCTAAAGCCTGAGTTTGAAATCCGCGTCTATAACACCTTCCGCGACGCAGTGATTAATGGACTTGGCGCGATGAATCGACTTAATCGCCTGGATCTGATTATCAACTCTGAAGTTAAGGAAATTAGTTCCTGTGCCAGAAAGATGAATGGCTGGGGAGTGGGCGGGCGTAAGCGGTTATTGCTTACCGCAAGAGAGCGTCTCGTAGAAAGCATTGATCCTGACATGGTGGCAATCATGGAAGGGAAAGCGTAATTGCAGATCGAGAGCCACTTTCACAACGGCTCTCAATCATTACAGACATAAAACACCATAAAGGAATTCCCATGACAACTAATGTAATTCACCAGTCTGGAAAGACTGTGCAAGTAGCCACTTCAGGTGATGCATATGTATTGCCATCCGCCACGACAACAGTGCTTGGTGGTGTAAAGAAAGCCGCAACGGTAGCTAACTGCACAGTAGCTGCGGATGGCACAAGTGCTGGCACTCAACTTAATGCGTTGCTAACGTCATTACGTGCTGCTGGCATTATCGTTTAAAGAACAATATCTCGTTGGGTTAGAAATCCTCCGAGAGTGAAAAGTGGAGTGTGCTGAAAATGAGTCGAATAATCAGTTATTGGCAAGTAGATGTTTTTCCCCGTGACATGGTTTGTAGTGGTGTCGATAGCATCAAAGGTTATCAGCAAGACCCAGATCCAGAGTTTAATAACGGCTTTCTAATCATTAGAGATAAATCGGGTGATAACCTTAAAGCGCTGAACGCCAATGATATTGCCGGATTTAACATCACCCCAATTTACGCAGACGAGAAATAACAATGGCAAAGCTCACCGACAAACAAGAGCTGTTTGCCCGTGAGTACCTGAAAGATTTAAACGCTACTCAGGCAGCTATCAGGGCGGGCTACAGCGAGAAGACCGCCAATGAACAAGCATCACGCCTGTTAGCAAATGTTAATATTCAAAGTTTTGTGGCAGGCCTTAAGGCTGAAAGAGTTGAGCAGGTTGGCATCGACGCAGCATACGTTCTGCGCCGCCTGGTTGAAATCGACCAGATGGACGTGCTTGATATCATGACAGATGAAATGAGTCTGAAGCCTGTTTCCGAATGGCCTGCATCGTGGCGTCGATACCTCAGTGGGTTTGACCTTGCGGAAATGTTCGAAGGTCGCGGAGAAGACCGAGAAATGGTTGGCATCCTGAAGAAAATCAAGTGGCCTGACAAAGTTAAGAACCTTGAACTGCTCGGTAAGCATGTCGATGTACAGGCGTTCAAAGAAAACGTGAAGAATGAGCACTCAGGGCCAAATGGCGGCCCAATTCAATATACCGACCTCTCAGAAGAAGAATTAGAAGACCGCTTAAAGGAGTTGGGTCATGGCCGTCACAGATCACAACTCGATGAGAAACAGACAGACTCTTGAGGCATACAAGCAGCGAGCTATAGCAGAGGCACGTACCCGCTTGATGGGGTTCACGCTTTATACTAACCCTCAGTACGAGACTGGTTGGTTTAACGAATTGCTGTCTGCCGAGCTTGACCAGTTTCTGATTGATGTTGAGGCTGGAAAGATGCCTCGCTTGATGATATTCGCCCCCCCTCGTTCTGGGAAAAGCGAAAAAGCTTCGCGTCGTTTTCCAGCATACGTGCTGGGAAAGCACCCTGAATGGAATGTGATCGCCTGCTCATACTCTTCAGATTTAGCAAACAGGATGTCAAGAGACACTCAGCGCATCGTTGACTCCCCGAGATATCATGAAGTTTTTCCTGACACTGTTTTGAGTGGTACAAATATACGAACCGTAGCAGGCGGGGCCATTAGAACCGCCGAATTATGGGAGGTAATGGACCGCAGTGGTAATTTGCACGGCGGTGCTTATCGAGCTGCTGGCGTCAATGGCGGCATCACCGGTCAGGGCATGAATATAGGGATTATTGATGACCCGGCAAAAGACTATAAAACAGCCTCGTCTCCAACCTATCAAGAGGCTGTTATCGATTGGTATAACACCACATTCTTTACCCGCGCCGACCCAAAAATAAACGGTATTATCATCATCCTCACTCGCTGGCATCAGAATGACCTAGCTGGTCAATTGCTGAAGTTGGCTGAAGAGGGTGGCGAGCAATGGCGTGTCGTTAGCTTCCCGATGGAGGCTGAAAAAGAAGAGTTTCACGAACTTAACGGAAAGCGGTATGCCCTGAGAAAACCGGGGGAAATACTGTTTCCTGAACGCATGCCTAGATCATTCGTTGAAAAGGCTAAACAACTTGGTTCTCTGGTATGGAACGCGCTATATCAGCAACGTCCAACCGCGAAAGGTGGTGGGTTGATAAAGACTCACTGGTTTGGCGAATACAGCGAATTGCCGGTAATGAAATGGCGCGCTGTTTATGGTGATACCGCGCAAAAAATTAAAGAGGTTAACGACTTTTCTGTTTTCGAGCACTGGGGTTTGGGTGTCGATGGTTACATGTACCTCATCGATATGATCCGCGGTAAGTGGGAATCGGATGAGTTAAAAAGGCGAGCGGTCGCGTTCTGGACCAAATCGAAACAACTCAAGAATGGTCCGTTACGCCACATGGCAATAGAAGATAAATCATCTGGCACCGGATTAATTCAAAGCATTCGGAAAGATGCCATATGTCCTGTTAAAGCAATCCAGCGCGACAAAGACAAATACACCCGTCTCATGGATACGCAAGGGTATATCGAGTCCGGCTACATAAAGCTCCCTAAAGAAGCTGTATTCATCAATGACTTTCTCGTTGAAATGGAAGCCATTAACCCTGAATTCAATACGCACGATGACCAGCTTGATCCAATGATGGATGCCATCACTGAGATGAAAGGCAAGTCAGGCGTGCTGTTCCACATTCCTGACGAGATACTGCAATGACAAGAAAGAAGGCTGTGAGAACAGCTCAAGCCGTGCAAGCACCTCGGCGGGAACTGGCGAAGATTACAAACACGCATCTTGAAGCGGCATCTGCTGCGAATGACGAGATGTCATTTGCTCAGTTTAAACGTTACGAGCCGCTACCAGGTGTTATTCCAGAGGGCAAAAAAGAATCTGCCCTAGCTATGGACTCCACGCCTTACGATGTCATCAACAGCATGTCGATTGGTGGCGAATATTCCGGATTTCGTGGCTACCCGATTTTGGCGGCAATGTCTCAGCAGGTTGAGTATGCGAATATGCATACCATCATGGCTGATGAGATGACGCGTAACTGGATTGAGATAAAGAGCACTAAAGAGGGCGACCCTGATATCGACCTGATGGATTTAGCGCTGACCAAGTATGACATCAAGCGCTTGATTCACGAAGCAGTAAGGCAGGACTCAGAGTATGGCGTGGCACACATCTTTATCGATGTTGGTGCTGATGATATAGAGAATGAGAAACCGTTATTTCTTGATCCGCGTAAGATAACCAAAGGATCACTGAAAGGCTTCCGTTGTATAGACCCAAACTGGGTTTATCCGGCGATGTACAACTCAAGCAAGCCGCTGAGACCGGATTTCTACAAACCTCAAGCATGGTTCGTAATGGGAGACACGGTACATGAGTCTCGATTCATCGATATCGTTAGCCGCCCGGTTCCTGACATTCTTAAACCATCCTATAACTTTGGTGGGCTGTCTCTAACGCAGTTGATGGAAGATTACGTTGTTGACTGGCGTGACGCTAAAAAGAACGTTATTAAAATCCTCAAGACATTGCGCATGCGTGGATTGAAAACCGACATGGATGCTCGACTACAGGAACCCGGCGAGTTCGATAAGCGCGTTAAGTTGTTCATAAAGTATCAAGACAACTTCGGGCTTTGGGTGCATGACTCAAGTGAAGAGCTGACCCATCAGCAGACGTCTCTTAGCGAACTGTCAAACATCCTATCTAACTACCAAGAGCAGCTCTGCATACCATCTCGCACGACAAACCTGAAGATGTTCGGTAATGCTCCGGCAGGTTTGAATGCCAGTGGTGATGCCGAAATTGAAACGTGGCACGAAACGATATCGGGCTCGCAGGAATTGGACTATCGCAGAGCCATTGAGAACATCTTCAAAATTATTCAGCTTTCAGAGTTTGGCGAACTGAAACCCGACATCTACTTCGAGTTTAAACCGCTTGATGAAATCAGTGATGATGATCGAGCTAACACCAACAAGACTCGCGTTGAAACAGTGGTTGCTGCTGCTGATAGTATGCTGATTAACTCTGAAGAGGCGCGAGACGCACTGAAAAGCATTGAAGGTGCAGGATTCGAAAACCTGAAGGGCGACTATGAACCGGAAACCGAAGAAGAGTAAAAGCCTTCGGGCGGTCAACTATAACGCCGGTAATATCATTTGGTATCGCAGAGAGTTACTGGCTGTTATCAGAGAAATGAATGACGATGTGAAGAAGCAAATCGTCCCGATATTTGAAGATAACCCACTGGCGATGGATGCTAACCCGGTTCAATTGTTGCGTAGTGCTTTGCGTGCTCTGTCTAAGAAGTGGGTAGAGCGCTTCATTAAGATGGCGCTACCTACCGCTGAATCAGTGACAAACAAGACTGGTGAGGCTGTTGACCGCTCATTACTTGCTGCAGCCCGTAAAGACTCAGTGACAATTAACATGCAGTGGACTGAGGCTATGCTCGAAAAGCGAGAGGCTATCATTTCAGAGAATGTGGCGTTAATCCGCTCTATCCCTGAGAAGTATTTCACTGAGGTGGAATCGATGGTGTTTCGCTCAGTAGCTAAGGGCGGTGACCGCAAAGGTTTAGCCGATGAGATTGAAGCGAACTTCGGGAAGCGTCATGGCATCACTAGGCGGCGTGCTGAGTTCATTGCGCGTGACCAAGTACGCAAGGCTACCAGCGCACTATCCAACGCAAGGCAACAAGCGGCAGGGATTAAGCGTGGCATCTGGTTGCACAGTGGCGGCGGTAGCGAACCTCGCAAGAAGCACGTTCATGCCAACGGGCAGGAGTTTGACCTCGACAAGGGGTTGCCAATCGGTGACAAGGGGCAGTATGTGTTGCCGGGAGAAGATCCGAATTGCGGGTGTACGTGGAAGCCAGTATTGCCGTTTTAAGGTATAATAAAATTAGGCTAGGGTCGCTCCCGAAAAGCGGTATCGTCACCGCCTGCCAACTTAACCATGACGAACAACTAGACGAGGTTGATATGGGAAGTCGCAGACACAGCACAAGAAAAATTAAGCAGATGAAAAATGATGAAGTTATTTTCTCTGCGGTAAATAAAATGGTTCAAGATCTTCTTGATCGCGAATCGGTGAAAAAGACTAGCGATAGTCAGAGTGATATTTTTTCGAAATTAATAAAGTAATCCCCCCTCACAAAATGAAGGTCGCTTAGGCGGCCTTTTTTATTGCCTGAAAAACAGGAAATAACATGAAAGATGTGAAGTTTGCCTTCGATAAGGCGAGCGTTCGTCGCTATGACGTTGACGGGATGCTTCATGTTGAACTGACGCCCATCAGCAAGGCTAACGTCTGCGTCTACTACGGGAAAGAGATCCCAGACTGGGAAGCGCTAGGTCTTAATCCTGATAAGGCATATCGGCTGCTGCGTGACCCTGAAGAGCTCAGAAAATCCGCGCCAACATTCAACAATAAACCAGTTCTAGATACTCACATCGCTGTGTCGGTACTTGACCCGCCCAAAGAACACATTATTGGTTCGACTGGCACCGATGCAGTGTACGAAGCTCCGTATCTGAAGAATTCGATGGGCATTTACGACATCAATTCGATTATCGGCGTTGAGAATAAAGAGCAGCGTGAAATCTCATCTTCATACCGTTATCGGCTCGACATGACGCCGGGCGAGTACGAGGGCGAACCATACGATGGCGTTATGCGTGACATCGTTTGTAACCATGTGGCAATCGTGCCAAGTGGCCGGGCTGGCCCGGATGTATTTGTATATGACTCACTACCTACAGGACTCAAACTGATGTCAAAACTTAATAAATTAATGTCGTTTATCAAGCCGTTGCTGGCTAACGATGAAAAGCTGGAAGAGGTGGAGAAGAAGGTTGAAGAAATCATTAAAGATGATGACAAAGACCCCAAAACAGCGAAGGACGAGATGACGGAAGAAGAAAAGGAAAAGCTCGCGAAGGATGAAGCGGAACAGGCTGAGAAAGACAAGTTAGCCAAAGACGAAGCTGATAAGGCCGATAAAGAGAAGATGGCAAATGACAGTAAATTAGCCATGGACTCAGCAATTAAAGGTGTAGAGCAACGATTTGCAGCCCTTCGCCAAGCTGAGCGTGATGTTCGACCTGTTGTTGGTGACCTGGCATGTGACAGTGCTGATGAGGTTTACCGTACAGCCCTGAAGCAAATGGGGTGCACAGACCACGCGACATTACCATCAGCCGCACTTCAATCAGTGTTCAAAGCTTACTCTCGCCCTGCGATGGCAAATGACGCAGCGCCAATTAGCCACGATTCGCGCACTGCCGTGAAAAACTACTTCGAGGGCAAATAATATGTCATTCCAACAAAGCGTAGAACTTTACTCCGGTGTCGGTCAGGCAGGACAGCCAGCATCAACATCTCCAATTATCGCCGCAGCAGGTGGCCCGGGCGCATTTCAGGCTGGCACCAATGGATTAATCATGGCGCGGTTCGCATGGCGCAATGCCACTAACCCGTTACGACTGGATAACACCGGCACCGGGAAGCCCGTTGGTTTCGTACAAAACAATGCCAATGCCACTATCGGTTATCTGCAAAGCAATAGCATGACCATCCCAGCAGGGCGTGAAGCATCTCCTGTCGTTGGTGGTGATTTCTGGGCTATCTCTACAACCGTAGCGACAGTCGGGCAGAAGGTGTTTGCAGTTCTTGCTACAGGCCTGCTGGCAACTGGCGCGGCTGGTGCAACAATCTCTGGTGCAGTAGAAACAGACTGGTATGTCGCCAGCCCTGCCGCTGTTGGTGATTTACTGATTATCTCTACATGGAGCAAAGCATAATGCCTCAACTGACTCAGGCTGATTTCGCAGCCTTTAAAGCGGAAGCCGAATCGCGTGGCATTTTCTTGCCACCCTCAGTAACTAAATTTGCAATGGATGCTGATGTCCAGCCAGGTATGCCACCTAACGGCGGTATTCCGGCAATCGTTTCTTCCTTCATTGATCCTGAAATCGTCCGTACTATCTTCGCCAAGCAAAAGGCTGTCGATATTCTTGGCGAGAAGAAAAAAGGTGCGTGGGCTCAAGATACATTGATGATCCAGCGCGTTGAGCAATCTGGTCATGTTGTGGCCTATGATGACTACAGTGAACAAGGCGGGAACCAAGTAACTCCTGGCTGGGAAGACCGTCAGGTGTATCGCTATCAGACAATGGTCACTTATGGCGAGTTGGAGCAAGAACGTTATGGTTTAGCCATGTTGCCTTATGTGGCAGAGAAGCAGCGTGCGGCTGCATGGACGCTGAATCAGGCGCAGAACAAGTTCTACTTCTATGGTGTGTCAGGCTTGCGCAACTACGGCATCCTGAATGACCCAGCACTACCGACGCCGATCACTCCAGCCACCGTTGATGGTAAAACCCTGTGGAAAGATAAGCAGGTAGTGGATATTTACAACGATGTTCTTGTTCTGTATGCAGACCTGATTGCTCGCACCAATGGTGCGGTAGGTGACGGCGTGGATATGGCATCACCTTTGGTTCTTGTGATGAGCCCTAATGCTTCTGTGTGGTTCAAACGCGCTAACGAAATCTTCGGTAATACCGTAGAGAAGATGGTTAAAGACACCTTCACTAACCTCCGGATTGAAGTTGCGCCGCAGTACGATACGGATGCGGGTGAGTTGGTGCAGATGTTCGTTGAAACCGCTCAGGGGCAGCAGGCTGGTTATTGTGCATATAGCGACAAGCTTCGCGCACATCCAATCATCACTATGACATCAAGCTGGAAACAGAAGCACTCCGGTACCACTTACGGCGCGGTAATCACTCAGCCGTTCCTGTTCGCTCAAATGCTCGGAGTTTAAGATGGCAGCTAAAAAATCCACCTATGTTATCGGCTGTAAACTTCCTTGCGGCTTGTCGTTTCGGCATGGCGATAAAGTCATTACCTTGGCGGGGGCTAATACCTCCGTGTTGGTGAATGGCTTTGGCATGACGAAGGATGTTCCTGCGGAAGCATGGGAGGCATTCGAAAAAAATCACGCTGACTCTAAGTTCATTAAAAACGGGATTATCTTTGCCGTTTCTGATGAGGAATCAGCTAAAGATGCAAGCCTTGAACGAGCGAAAGTGAAGACAGGACTTGAGCAAGCATCGCAAACTACTGGCGGTGTGGAACCACAAAAAGAGGATTAGGCATGGCAATCGTGGTGTTAAATATCACGAAATTCCGCGCTATGTTCCCTGAGTTCTCCAATGTAACCGACGAACAACTACCTTACCTGTTTGAACAGGCCACCGATTACCTTAACAACTCTGAATTCTCATTAGTCGATGACGTCATAAAGCGCGAGCGTCTGCTCTACATGCTTATGGCGCATTTGGCATACATGCGGTTTGGTGATGATAAAGGTAACGGTGGAACGGGAATTGTTGGTCGCCTGGCATCAGCATCTGAGGGAAGCGCATCAGCTTCCTTTGATGCTGGGACGGTGGAATTTCGTTACATGTGGTACACGCAGAGCCCATATGGCATGGATTTCTGGCAGACAACAAAAGTCTACCGCATGGCGAAATACTATCCGGGGTGAGTTATGGCGGGGAAGATAACCGAGTTTCTGGAGCAGGTCAGCAAATCTCTGGAATCCAAGCAAGTAAAGGTTGGCTTTGTTGATGGTTCTACCTATCCAGACGGAACGAGCGTGGCAATGGTTGCGGCAATTAACGAGTACGGAAACCCCAGCAATAACCAACCACCGCGCCCTTTTTTCCGTAACGCGATAAGTGAAAAGTCTGGTGATTGGGCCGAAACGGTATCCAGGGGGATTCGCGCGGGGATTGATACCACGCAAGTTCTTGAGGTCGTGGGCGCACAGATTAAGGGGGATGTTCAGGAGTCTATCAAAACCCTAATCGAGCCAAAATTATCAGATGTAACTATTCATATTCGCAGGACGAGAAAGAAATTTCCTAATCAATCAACGAAGCCGCTTGAAGACACGAAATTAATGTTTGGCGACGTGAATTATGAGGTGGGAGAAATTGAACCTTCATCGGATAGTTAAACCTGCCATTAACCGCGTAAACCCATTTATTTCTGCACTTGTTCGCCGGTCTGATGGTTTCACTAATGGTGAGGGCCGGAAACAGGTTCCCAAGTATCTCCCTGACGCGCCGGTAACCATTCAATTGCAGCCTCTATCCGCTGGAGACTTGAAGCATGTTGACGGGCTAAACATATCCGGCCTGCTCAAATCGATTCATGTTGATGGGAATTTTTACGGCGTGAACCGTGAAAAAGTGCTCGGCGGCGACCTGTTTATCATTGGCAGTGAAGAGTGGCTCGTTATTGAACCACTTGAGTTATGGCCAGACTGGTGTCGATTACTTGTTCAGTTGCAGGTGACTCCATGAACGACATGACAATTGATCACGTGATTGATGTGCTGGCTGACTTTGCAGAGCAGTTTATTGGGAAATGTGAACAGGCTCAGGCTAACCGGGTGCCGATGGATAAGGGGCAGTTTTGCATTCTGACTCCATTGAGATTTAAGCGTCACTCAACTAGCCGAGAAATTAAGAAAGATACCGGCTTACCAACTACCAGCGCCATTGGCTTTACTGAGGTTAGGCAGGCCGATATTCAGGTTGATATCTACGGCGATAATGCTGGCGATAGGGCTATCGCTCTGGAGACTTTATTTCGCACTGGCTATGCATATGACCTCATTAAATCCATTGATGAGCGAGTAGCGCCTCTTTACAGCTCTGAGGCTATTCAGGCCCCAATGATTAACGGCGAAAAACAGTGGCAAGAACGGTACATAGTGACCGTCTCGTTACAGGTTCACATTACTATCGATGTTCCGCAGGACTACTTTGACAAAGTTCACTTCACTATCGAACAGGCTGATAAGGCGACTTCATGAGCAAAATTCCATTATCGCGTGATTTCAAGATCACGCCTTCCACTGTAAACGCAGCCGGAACCGCGCTGGATGTTTACGGCCTTCTTTTATCCGATAACGAATTACTGCCTGTTGGTAAGGTTTCAGAGTTTACCAGCGCAGCAGATGTTGGCGCGGCCCTTGGCACAACCAGCAAAGAATATCTGGCGACCTCACTATATATGTCCGGGTATGACAATTCTACTGTTCGCCCAGGTGCGGTTTTATTTGGCCGCTTAGTACGAAAAGATCCTGTTGCTGGATGGCTTCTATCTGGTAGTTTCAAGGGCGTTAAAATATCTGCACTACAGGGAGTTACTGGGACGATTACTTTAATGCTCGATGGAGCATCGAAAACCAGCACTTCTCTTAACTTATCAGCCGTAACAAGCTTCACTGATGCGGCGGCAGCAATTGGCACTGCATTTGGTAGCGGTGTCGAAGTTGACTGGTTGCCAGTACAGAGTCGTTTCATTATTCGGTCAGCCACTACTGGAGCTAACAGCGAAGTTTCACAAGCTGTTCCTGGCGCAGCGGCAACCGCATTAAAGCTGACAGCAGATACAGCTGCAACAGTTTCGCCCGGCGCGATTGCAACTAGCATTACCGACACAATGGCCGCAATCGTGAATCAGAATCAGGATTGGGTAATGACCGCTAGTCTGGTTGATCTCACTGATGAAGAAAAAGAAGAATTATGTGCATGGGTCAGCGCGTCAACTAACCGCTATGCCTATTCAATGTATGACACATCGGAAGATGCAACAGTAGCCAATAATGAATCGTGCTTCGTTCAGAGTGTGGTTATTGCGAATGGCTATGAGAATGTGTTTCCTGTTTATGGTTCATATCTCTACGCAGTGCTGGCGCTGGCTTACTCAGCTTCGCTTAATTTCAATCGCACCAATGGACGCGTTTCTTACAAATTCCGGGCATTCTCAGGTATCGCGCCAAACGTAACGGATAACGCAACAGCCGCTGCGCTAGAGTCAAATGGATATAACTTCTATGGCGCATACGGTCAGAATAAAACTCTGGCTAACTATGTGTCAGATGGTGCGATTACTGGTAAATTCCTGTGGCTTGATAGCTTCATTAGCCAAGTATGGATTAACGCCAACCTGGTTGCTGCATTCGCTAACCTGTTCACTAATAACTCGTCATATGCGTTTAATGCCGGTGGTTACGCGTCCATATCTGCTGCTGTGATTGATGTGGCTACCAATGCGATTAACTTTGGTGCTATTCGTGCTGGCGTGACACTTGATCAGGCGCAAATCAACATCGTTAATGATGCCGTGGGAACCGACATTTCCAATGTGCTGTATACGCAGGGCTGGTTCTTCTTCATCCCTCAGCAAACCGGTGCGTCGCGCACTGAGCGTAGCCTTGACGGTGCAATCTTCTATTACGTCGACGGGCAGTTGATTCAAAGCATCGACATGACCTCAACAAATATCCTGTAAGGACTGAAAATGCCTATCGATATTACAAGTGCCAACTCGAAGCTGCGTATCATCGTGCCATCGTTTTACCCTGGTGGGTTCGATGTTGATGATTACGCGGCTGAAGATATGTTTGATACCGGCGCATTGCAGAACGCTGAGGATATGATGTCAGCGGATGGGAAATACCACGCTGGCTTCATCTTTAACCCCACGGAGCTAACTATTACCCTAATGGCAACGTCTAACGCTGCCCAGCTAATAGGGGACTGGTACGCAGCCGAGCGAACCGCGGTAGCGAAGTTTGCTTGTAACGCAGTGCTTACCATTCCAGCGCTTAACATCAAGTATAACTTTGTGAATGGCGTGCTTTATACATGGACGCCAGCACCTCCGGGCAAGAGGGTATTACAACCTCGTCCGGCGATATTCCACTTTGAATCCTGCACACCGAGCGCCGCATAATGTCCAGAAAACAAATCACGTATATCGTGGAAGATGAAGGCCGAGATAAGGGAAAAGAGTTCATTATCACGGAGATGTCAGCATGGGATGCAGAAGAACTTTCGGAAGAGATTTATCGAGCTATGGGTCATGGTGAATTCAACTCACTGCCGGCTGATGTGGTATCGATGGGGGTTGCTGGTTTGGCTACGGTTGGGGTTTCTGTTCTTGCCGCTGCCCCGGCATCTGTATCACGGCCAATTTCTGACAGGATCCTATCGACCGTAGAGATTGTGATAACCAATGAAGGTAAAGATATCACTCGCTCTATCAAGCCTATCGATTTCGAAGAAATATCAACCATTCGGACACTGAAGGATAAGGTTTTTGAACTGAACTTTGGTTTTTTATCACTCGCCGCCAAGTAAAGTTTCCTTACCTCGAAACCCCAAATCCACCGCGAAAACTCACTTCAACGGTAAACATCCCTAAGAACATATACGCCGTTATATGCTCAGGAAAAGCCACGTATGCAGAATTGCAGAACGACCTTTCTGTGAGGGATATGTTTAACCTGCTGGAAGTTATCGCGGTGGAAGCACACAACAGCGTTGCCTGGCGGCAGCATATGGAGAAACCACGGTGATTATAGAAGAGCTGGCATACAAAGTTACTGTAAGAACCGAGGAATTTCTCTCTGGTAAGAAAAAGGTCGAAGAGGGAGCAAAAGACCTTGGCAAGAATGTGTCAGATGCACTGGATGAGGCTGAAACCAGCACAAAAGGCATAGGCACGGAAGTCAAGAAAGTCGGTGACCAAGTGCGCCGTACTGCTGATGATACCAAGCGCCCATTTGGTTTTATCAGTGGAGGGTTCTTTGGTGCTGCCAAGGGTGCCAAAGAGTTTGGCAAGGAAGGTAAGGAAGCATTGGGTAGTGTTGTCACCGGAACTGCCAAGTTCCTAGGTTTGGCCCTGTCCATTGAAGGTACTCGTCGGCTGTTTACTTCGGCAACTAATAGTCTCGTTGATTTAGGCAATGCGTCAAAGTTCCTAGACCTAGATCCTAAAGAGGTTGATGGTTGGAAAAAAGGTGCAGAATCAGTAGGCAGTTCTGCCGAGGCAATAACCAGCGCACTGGTTAAGTTGAAAAATACCAAAAACTGGTCAGTTTCAGGTATGGGTGCCCCGGATGATTCTACTCAGGCAATATTACAACTAGGCTCACAGGTTGGGGTGGATATCATCGGGGCCAAAGACCCAGGTGAAATGTTTAAAAAGGTTGAAGAGGCGTTGCGTAAACTTCCCAAAGAGCAAGCGGCGACCTATATTCAGCGTCTTGGATATGACACATCATTGCTACCATCAATCCTTGATGGCTCTCTTGACCAAAAACAGGGTAAGTTTCAAGGTACTTCAAACAATACTGAACAGATGATTAAGCAGGCTCTGGAAGTGAAAGAGGTTATGGTGAAGCTAGACCAGACCACTGAGAGCTTGGGCAATAATCTGGTTAAGGTTTTTGGCCCCGATGCTGTGGCACTTATGGAAACCTTCAATCAATGGGTTACCGCAAACGGAGGTAATGTTATTGATTTCTTCAAAGATGCAGATAAATGGGTTCGGCAATTTTCCGCAGCATTGGCTGGCAATAAAAACGCCATTCATCAGTGGGCGCAGGTATCAGACAACTTTAACCTAATATCTGGGTTTGATAAGCCAGTCGTTGATTTAGGCGGCTATCTGGATAAAAAATTAAAAGGAAACGCTTTTTGGGATTGGTGGAAAGAAAACAAAGATAAAGATTTACTTTCAAGCTCTAAAGGTGACGGAAGTTATGATGAAGAAAAATTACTTGATGCGTTGATGATGGCCGAGAGTGGTGGCAATTCGAACGCCGTATCGAAGGCTGGCGCTGTGGGTGCATATCAACTAATGGAAGGAACGGCTCGAGACATGGGGCTGCGAGTAGATAATGAGGTTGATGAACGAAAGGATCCGATAAAATCCAGAGAGGCGGCACGGAAGTACCTTAATCGGCAAATAAATAAATACGGAAGCATTGACCTTGGACTTAAAGCATACAATGTCGGACCAGGGGCCTTGGATAGGTGGATTAATTCAGGATCAAGAACTCAAGACCTGAACAAAGAAACAAGCGCTTATGTTGGCAGGGTATCGAAATACTATGGTAGCGATCTAGCTAATGCCGCATCAATGTCTTCAATACCTCAAAATAGTCAAAGTAGCGACAACAGTCAGACTAGCACTACACACATTGGAACTGTTCAGGTTAATAGCAACCCTCAAAGCGTTGACGAAATACAGAAATCCATTGAAGAGCAGCTTCGTCGAAGTGGGATGACTGGTTCGTTTATCTCTGGAAATTACTAAGACTACTTTTCTTTATTTATTGTAATTCCGGCCTGAGGGAATCGCTTTGAATGTTTGGATATTGCTGTCATTTGAGGAAATCCACCAGAACCGCACATAGAGTATTGAACATACACCCAGTCACTATCGGAAAATATACCATCAACCCATGAACGACTAGCATTATCCAATGATGAGAAGTTTGTCGGCATACTGATACGAAAGTTATTCATGTCGAAAAAAGTCATCTTCTCAGGGTATCTATCATCAGTATCCATTGTAATCTTTTCAATTTTCATCATTTTTTCATTAACGTCACAACCAGATATTTCAACGTTGAATGATTTCACCATAACCACTTCGTTTTTTACGTCATTAATAATAGTAGTTATTTCCATCGGATAATCACTTAGAGCATTGAGTGTTTTTGCAGATGAGTAAAAGGCGGTCAGGAGTGCTGTCGCTGCCAGGACTACACCAGTAAGGTTGGTCTTTATTTTCATATCAATTTCCTTATGTTTTCGATGATTATGCCCACAATCTGACGCGATAACACGCAACATGGACTGCTTATGTGGGTTTGTTTTCTTTAACAACAATCTGACCTATAGAATCGTTAAGAAGGGCTGTGGTTTCTGCTTGACTGAATCCTTCAACAATGACTTTAGCTCCATACTTAGTGTGAACTTCTAGTTTCTTGCCTTTGTTTCTTCCAACAAAATATCCAATGGCAGCAGACAGGCAACTCATAGCGGCTGGACTGGTTATACCATTTACAATTACTTGAACCCATTCAGGGGGCGTTGCGCTGTCGAATGCGAGAGTTACGTGTGGCTTGCAGTCAATACTCCAAACCTTCATTGCTTCATTTAATGATTCAACATCTTGATGCCGGACGGTAAAAATGAAACTTTCCATTGTTTACACTCCATCGTTAAAAAATATCAGAAACGCTTTCAATCTAATTCGTTGCGGCCTCGCGCTTCTAGTTGGAATGGAGGTTGTGATTGAGCACGAAATGACCACAGATGAATTTTCCAAAGTACTTTCCGACGACTTGCGCCGGCAAACAGAAAGATAATGAGTTACAAGACTGTACATTTTTGATTGTTGAATAGACATCCTGATAAATGATCAGTGTTAGCGCGTCATTGCGCTGAGCAACCCACTTCGGTGGGTTTTTTATTGGCGGTAACCATGAGCATTATCGATATTAACACCAGCGACATATTCAACGCTATTGGTGGTGGTTCTCCGTTGTCTATTATTGATAGCGTGATCCATCCATCATACTCGATCCGAAATCATGGACAGGCAACCACGGCACTAGAATTCAGTGGTATGGCATCAATCCAGCCTAGCGCTGGGGCTAGTGTGGTTACTGCTCCCATTGAAAATGGCAAGTACCAATCTATCAATAAAGTGGTGCGTCCTGGCAGGGTTGTATGTGACGTGGTTGTATCTGGACTCACTGGATTAACTGGTTCTATACCAAATATATTCAACCTAACATTTACCAGCCAGTCAGATACTCTGACCACAATAAAAAACATGATCTCCGCAGCGGAGACGTATGATATCGACACGCCAAAGGACGTTTATGAAAGCTATGACCTTGTTGATTATAGCTACTCAGTAAATAGTAAGCGTGGGGTGTCTTTGCTTGTTGTCAGTCTGATATTTGAAGAGATTAGGCAGCAAATGGAGGTCCATCTATCAAACACTCAAGCAAAAAACACCCCCACAAAAGATGGGACTCAGAACGGCAATACTGGAGTTGGAGAGGGCGCCAATAACGGAGATTCGTCACCATCAAAAATTGACGAACTTCAAAAGTCATGGACTAACTTGAAAAAAGCAGTTGGTGATACGGTAGATGATGTTACTGGGGAAATATCAACAGGCTTCACCTCCGCTATCGATACAGTTAAAGGCCCTCTGATGGAGGCTGCTACATCGGCTGCCGATAAAACAACCAATCTGGTTAACTCTATAAAAAGCGAGATAACATGAATGTAATCACGCTGGAAAATAAAAAATCTCAATCAATATTTATAACGCTTGAAGGTCAGAGTTGCTTAATAAGGATTATACAAAGAGATAGTTCTATATATATGGATCTCACAGTCAATGGCAACCCCATACTTCAAGGTGTTCCATGCTTATATGCAAATAAGATTGTTAGATACAAATATCTTGGGTTTAGAGGTGATTTATTTTTTCTTGATAATGAAGGTCAGTCTGACCCTCAATGGAATGGGCTTGCGGATAGATTTCCTCTTTATTTCATAACGGAGGCTGAACTTGTATAGCAAAAAAGAACTACGTTATGAGTTTGCTTTATCGAATGGCTCTTTTGATAAAAGTGGAAATGACAAAATAAGCATTGATAACGTTAAATCTTCATTTCGGGTTGGTTCGTACGGAAGTTATGGCGGTGTTCAATCAGAAATAATGATATTCGGGCTTAGCTTAGATCGCTTAGCCATGTTGTCAGGTAAAGGTATTGGGGTATGGACTCCAGCACAAGACACAAGTATTAGCGTCTACGTTGGGGTAAATAAAATATTTTCAGGTGGCATTTTCGCCAGTTATGCCAACATGAATGGCCAGCCAGAAACCGCTCTAATTATGAATGCGGTTGCTGGATTAAGCCTAAAGACTTCATCATCTAGCGCATTCTCGCAGCCTGGCGCTGTCCCTGTATCTACAATGCTTGGTGCAATCTGCAATATATTTGGATTTAGATTAAACGCTCATGGCCTTGATGGAATTATTGCTCAAAGTCCTAACTTTGCCGGTAGTCCAATGGATCAAATAAGGGACATATGCCTTGCACATGGGTTGAGATATCAGATTTTCGACAATGTTGTAACCGTATGGCCGGAGAAGTCCGCAATTGATGATGTTGTTCCATTAGTATCTTCAGAAAGTGGATTGATTGGCTATCCAGTGTTCTCACAAAACGGGATAACTTTTCAAACACAATTTTCCACATTGCTATCCCAAGGCAGAGTAATTGAACTTGTTACATCACTACCCAACGCCAGCGGAAGATATTTATTGAATGTCGTTGAGCACTTCCTCAGTTCATGGACGGAAGGCGGCAGTTGGCACACTGTATGCCAAGCCTCAAGAATGATGCAGGAGAATAACCAATGAATAACCCTTATTCTCAATCTCAAAATCAATCCAATGACAGTGATGCATTCGCCTCATCATTCAATAAGCTACTTAACTCAAATTACTTTATCAGACTTGCTACTGTAACCGCCGTTCGTGGTGCAGCACCTAATCTTGTGGTCGATGTGTTGCCACTGGTAGCAGAGGTTCGTAGCAGTGACAGAACTATCATTCAGGGATCGCAGATTTACAATATTCCAGTTTGGCGATTACAGCGTGGTGGTAGCGCAATAATTATGGACCCAGTAGTTGGTGATATTGGGCTTATCGCAGTGAGCGATGTGGATATATCAGTGGCGCGGGCAACTCGGAAAGAATCTGTTCCTGGTAGCCTCAGAACTCACTCACAATCAGATGCTATTTACTTTGGTGGTGTGCTGAATGGTCAGCCAACACAGTTCATCGAGTTTGCAGATGGTGCGATAAATATCACGTCTCCAAATCCAGTAAACATAACTTGTTCAAAGGCCACTGTGATCGCTCCTGATGGCGTGGAATTCACGACTCCACTGGCTCACTTTTCTGGTGATATCAAAGCTGATGGGAATATCACTGATAATGCTGGTTCGCAAAGTGCATCACTGAAAACGTTACGTGATAAATACGATGGTCATAAGCACCCAGTTACTGGCGTGCAAACTGGCACCTCAACGGTAACTTCTAATGTAACGGACAGCCCAGCATGACATACAGAACATTATTGCTAGACCCCGATACGTGGGACTTAACATTAGATGGCAATGGGAACATTGCCATTGCAGATGGTGGTTATGCTGTAGCTCAGGATGTCGCATCAGCCTGCCTGGTCTTTTCTGGTGAGTGTTATTACGACAATACTCTGGGAATTCCATGGAAAGAAGAGGTATTAGGCTCGCGCCCCTCTGCTGGCTATATCGCCAAAAAGATGGAAGGTGAGGCCAAGAAGTTACCCATTGTTAGCCAAGCCATCGCCAACGTGTTTTTCGACAAAAACACACGTAAAACGCGTGGGGCCATTCTGGTGACTGATAGAGACGGAAACCAATCACAGGTAATTCTATGACAACGTTAAAAACAGCGGTTCCCGGCGTAACCATCACAGAGACTGGCTTACTAGTCCCTGATATTGCTGATGTCCTGTCAGGCCGATTAACAGATCTTGATGCCGCGATGGGGGGCGGGGCTAGCCAATCGCTATCTTCACCGCAGGGACAAATATCGCAGTCAGACACAGAGATTATCGCAACAAACTATGATGCTTTGCTTTGCCTGTTCAACCAGATGAATCCTGACTATGCTACCGGCCGATTTCAGGATGGTATAGGGAGAATCTATTTTCAGGAGCGCATATCAGCACAAGGGACCGTTGTCACAGCAACATGCAATGGAGCAGTAGGAACGCTAATCCCAACAGGAAGCACTGCACAAGATGAGGCTGGATATATTTACCAGTCAATCAATGCTGCAACCATAGGGCCAACTGGATCCGTTGACGTTCAATTCCAAAATCAAACTACCGGCCCAATACCTTGCGGCTCTGGCGAGTTAAACCAAATATATGCGACAGTTTCAGGCTGGGATGCAATCACGAATGATGCTCCTGGTGTGGTGGGTATTGATGTTGAATCCCGCGTAGCATTCGAGACTCGCCGCCGCCAGTCTGTGGCAAGAAATGGTAGTAACACTGATGCATCATTGCTTGCTGTCTTGCTTGAAACTGATGGGGTTCTTGACGCCTATGTCTGGTCAAACCGGACAGACGCAGTAGTGAACAAAGGAACAACAAACTTTCCTGTTGTTGCCCACTCTATCTACATAGGCGTATACGGCGGAGAAGATGCTGATGTTGCAAATGCAATATTAAGCAGAAAAAACCCCGGCGCTAATCTAAACGGTAATACCCATTATTCCATTGAAGATAAAGAAAACTATAGTGCACCATATCCGGTTTACGATATGCAGTGGGAAAAAGTCGCTCCGGTACGGATTTATTACAAAGTAGAAATAGAAACAAATGAGAACCTCCCATCTGACATTTCAGCTCAAGTTAAGACGATGGTTGAGCGTGTTTTTAATGGAGAATATGAAGGGATAACCAAAGCTAGGATTGGTGCAAGAATTAATGCCGGTATTTATTACGCCCCTGTTATTTCAATTTCACCCGACTATGTGAACATCTCATCTATATCGATATCTATTGATGGATTGGCATTTACGCAATCAGTAACGCCGGGCATAGACCAGATCCCCACAATTCAACAATCTGACATTGAGGTGATATTAGTGTGAGCCAAGAAGATACAATTCTAACGCAATACTCAGCAAGTAATAGAACCCTCTCCATCATCGACACATTCAATCAAGCCGTAAGCCTAGCCGAATTCACAGATGAATTTATTAAAAAAGTCTGGAATATCACAACCTGTGAAACCTTTGGGTTAGATATGTGGGGGAAGGTTGTTGGAGTTTCCAGATACATTAGAGCTGGAATAGACAATGATTGTTTCGGCTTCTCTGAGGCAGATGATGGCGGTGGGTATCCGGCCCCATTTGGTGATAGTCCATTTTATGCAGGGGTACAAGAAACTGAAACAGTAAGATTAAGCAATGAGGCTTATCGAACCCTTATTTTGTGCAAAGCATTTTCAAATATAAGTATCGCCACAATTAAAGACATCAATAAATTTCTCACCATGCTATTTCTTGGGCGTGGCCGGTCTTATTGCGTTGATTATGGTGATATGAAAATGGGGATAATTTGTGAGTTTAAATTAGAACCATACGAAATATCAATTTTAGAAAATTATGAAGTGCTGCCAATACCAAGCGGCGTTCTTGCAATCGTCAGGCAGGTCGTATCTCCGTATTTTGGATTTGCAGATGACGCATACCCTTTCAATGATGGAACCTTTTTCAGAGATATCTAAATGAATAGAACTGATGACCCAAAAAAACAACCCATCCCCTTTGGCGTAAATGGGCCGAGAGAAGATATCGGGCCGACCACGCCAACCGGCGATAACTCAGCATCATATAACTCAGGGTTTCCACCGATCACAATGCTCCTGAAAGCCGCTGGCGGGTTGCCGCCAAAAGGTCAGGACATGAATCAAATACTTTATGAACTTTCAAGCTTATCGCGCTGGAATAGTGCTGGGGCATTGAATGTATATGATTCTACATTTGGGGCGGCAATATCTGGATATCCAAAGGGTGCAGTATTAAGCAATTCAACCTTCACCGGCTGCTGGCTAAATACCACTGACGCGAACACCGCCAACCCAGAAAACACAAACGCATCGCTAACCGGCTGGGTTCCTGCATTCACTTATGGCACAACCGATGTAACCGGGTTAGCCGCTGCAAACGTCACTCTCACTGCGCTACAGGCAGCAAATGAGCGCATCACACTGGCGGGTGTGCTGACAGCAAACATTAACCTTATATTCCCGGCGTGGAGCAAGAGTTGGACAATCGTTAACAATTGCACAGGTAACTTCACTGTCACATGTAAAACGGCAGCAGGTACGGGTGTAGCAGTTCCAATAGGCACGACAGCAGTAGTATTCAGTGATGGCACTAATATCACATTGAATGGGCCATTGATGGTTCAGGATGCAACCAACAGCAACCATGCAGTAAACCTTGGGCAGGGCAATGCCCAGTGGTCGCCAGTTGTCGGGGCTTCTCGTAATGCAAGAATGTCAGTAACAGCAGCCTCATCTACTGCAACATTTACAGCAGACCAGCTAACTGTTACCACCGCGCTTAATGGTCAAACATATCTCTTAACCAACTTCAACAAAACGATCAACCTGGGCACCACTGGCGCTGGCGGGATGGATACCGGCACGGTACCAGTTGCTGGCTTCGTCGCGCTGTATGCTATTTACAACCCATCAAATCAAGCATCTGCAATGTTGGCTGTTAATACAACATCAGTGTTAGCTCCGGAAGTTTGCGCGGGGATCATGCCGTCCGGCTACACTGCTTCGGCATTAGTCAGTGTGTGGAGAACAGCCAGCAGCCAGTTATTTATCGGGTATCAGCAAGGTAGGAAAATAGTTACGCAAAGTTCAGTAGCAACATCTAGCAATACCTTGCCAGCCAGTTACTTTGCCCTTGGTCTTACTGCTATTGTTCCCATCAATGCTAAATTTGTTAGCGGCTGGATTGGAATAACAACAACAGCCGCCGCAAATAATCAACTTTTCTTATCATCTTCGGCGTCGGGAATTTATGAGCATTTGATACAAGCAGCACCGGCCGTCACACTTAATACTCCCATCCCAGAAATGTCAATCATTACCCCGCAGACAATATATTACAAAGCAACATCAAACGGTTCTGTGTCTTTATTTGTTATCAATATAAATGGGTACTCTTTCTAAGAGAGGAATATTATGTATGTTCAATTTGCAGATGATACTGAGGCAGTGATTGTTAGTTATTTCTGTTGCCCACAAGACCCAATTTATTATTCGTTCTTGGGAGAAGTTGAGGTGGATGACCCCCGCTGGCATGTGTTTTATGAAAAGATGCCAGACTATATTCAAGTTTATTTGCCGACGCCCATCTATCCATAAAATTATATGGCAGGGATGCCAGATTAATAAAATACAAAACCGGGCTTAATGGCCCGTTATCTTTTATGCCTGAGTGACGATTGGGGGATGGAATTTGATGGGGCAGGGATACTGGGAGTGGGAGTGCCATATTAGTGACGCATCTATAGCGCCAGAGAAGTGTCACTGATATGTCATGGTTAGCCATAGTGTCGCTTGTGAATGCAGATTAGGCCAATGTTTACAGTAACTTAAATATACTACGACGTTCTTCTAAGCCGTAGGTCACAGGTTCGAGCCCTGTAGGGCGTACCATTTTCAAGTCAACACACCTCTACTGAATTCTCTTTTTATCCCTTATACTCCCTGAAATTACTGAATTTTTCTGTCACGAGTTCTATCGAAGTCAACTCAGTTATACCCAAATCAAGTGGTATCTGGGGGCCTTTGAGGGGGCTCATCTCGTTCAATGGAAATTAGGGGCCCCTTATGCCACTAAATGCACGACAGATTGATACTGCAAAACCCAAAGAAAAAGAATACAAGCTCACTGACGGTGGCGGCTTGTATCTGTTGGTCAGGTCTAACGGCGCGAGATACTGGCGCTTGAAGTATCGTTTTTTGGGTAAGGAGAAGAAGCTTTCCATCGGTGTTTACCCTGATATATCTCTGGCTGATGCTCGCTTGAAGCGAGAGGAAGCACGGAAGATCATTGCTTTAGGCGGTGACCCTGGAGAGGAAAAGAAAGCAGAAAAACTGGCTCAAAAGGCCAATGTCGAAAATACTTTCAAGGCTATCGCGCTGGAATGGCATGAGTACAAGCGGGCTAATTGGTCGAAAGGCTATGCCGAAGATCTGATGGAAGCGTTCGAGAACGATATATTTCCTGATATTGGTAAGCGTCCCATTGCTGAGATAAAACCGCTCGAAGTGCTCAGTTCGCTGCGTAAACTCGAAAAGCGGGGTGTACTCGATAAACTGCGTAAAATCCGCCAAGCCTGTAATCAAGTATTCCGCTATGCCATCGTCACCGGCAGAGCTGAAACTAACCCGGCCTCTGAGCTGGCAAGTGCCTTAACTGCGCCTAAGTCTACCCATTATCCCCATCTGCTAGCTGATGAACTCCCTGATTTCTTACAGGCTCTTGCCGCGTATTCTGGTAGCCCAATCACCCGACTGGCTACCCGGATTCTGATGTTGACTGGAGTTCGCACCGTCGAACTCCGCCAGGCTGAATGGAAAGAGTTTGATTTTGATAAACGTGTTTGGGAAGTCCCGGTCGAAAGGATGAAGATGCGTCGTCCGCATCTGGTCCCTCTTTCCGATCAAGTTGTGGCAGCACTGCGAGAGATCCAGGCAGTGACTGGCCGTTATAAGCTGGTATTTCCCGGCCGTAACGACATTACGAAACCGATGAGTGAAGCGAGTATCAATCAGGTGCTGAAACGGATTGGGTATCATGGGAAGGCGACAGGGCACGGTTTCCGGCACACGATGAGTACTATCCTGCACGAACAGGGCTATAACACGGCGTGGATCGAGTTACAGCTTGCGCATGTGGATAAGAACACCATTCGTGGCACATACAACCATGCGCAGTATCTGGAGCAGCGTAGGGAGATGTTGCAGTGGTATGGGGATTATATTGACAACCTAGAACTCTGTGGGGGTGTGGTTCATGGGAAGTTTGGTAGCCGAGCCTAAGTTAACGTGATTTTTCTTAATTAGATCAACAGTGCTAGAGCTAAAGTGCTGGCACTGTTGGTTCCAGCAGCCACTTGTTTTTTTCGGTAAGATAATGGAAGGTTTGTGCTGGGTTGGTGACCATAATCAGGCCGGAACCGATGCTCGCGAACACCGTCAAAAAAGTACTGCGTGTGATGGACTATGATACCTAGGTTGAGATTGCGGATGTATTGTCAGCGCCAAGGTTTTTGACCATATTTCAGAACGATGGTTTGTAGTTCGTTGATTGAGTCGGGATTGTGGTCGAAGGATGCGGTAGAGCGGCAGATGAGTCACCAGGAACGTAACTCTGTGCGTGCGTCTTACATACATAAGGCGGAGCACTTGGATGCCTTCGAGGTGCGATATATATGGTCGCTATCGAGATTAATGAAGATAAGCAGCGTGGAGCGGAGCGGGAGCTCCAGATGCTTTGCGCACTGCATGGTATTGGTGTAATCCTGCTCAATCCGTAG